TGGGGATTGTTACCTGTTACAGTATTGAAACTTTCAGTATCAAGTTCTGAAATCATCATGTTATTGATCATGTTTTTATGCTTGATGTATTGCTGTTTCTTTTCTTTTGAGATTCTTCTAATAAAAGCATTCCATGCGATCTGGGTGAAATAAGCAAACGGATTGCTAGACTTTTCGGGATTGAACCCGTTTACGGAAGCAATACAGTTCTCGATACCATCAGCGATCATTTCATCCCTGAAAGAGTAACCGATGAAATTGGGCTTGGTCGAGAGTTTGTTACAAATTGCTAAAATACATTGACCGATGTAATCGGAAACTTGAGTGTTCGGATTCTCAGAAAGTTTTTGTTTGTAAACAACGATCGCTTCGTAGAAATCTTTGTTATTCACGTAGTGGCGCTTGGGTTTTGCTGACATAATGCTTGACTTCTCCATAAATGTAGGTATAATCACTAGTGTGTGAATGATAATGGTTACAGTAGATCTACACTGTAAGTCTTGTAGGGAAACTTCTCCTCGCTATAGATCTTGATTCGCTCGACGAAATGAAGGATGGTGTGGTTCTTTTTAGACTTCCAAGTCAGGTCATCGGCAATGTCATACAAAGTAGCTTCCGATTTAGTATCAGAAGTTCTAAGACCTCTACCGATCGACTGGAGGTTCCTTACCCTGGACTTTGAAGGACTAGAAAATACAACGTTGTGCAGATTACGAATGTTAATGCCGGTGGAGCTAGTTCCGTAGCTAGCAACCACAATAGCATTTTCTTCTGTTTCAATGATTCTCCGAATTTCTTCACGTTTCTCTCCATCAATAGCACCAGAAATGAAAAAGACCTTACGATCAACAGTTTCTTTTGATATAAGATCATATAGAGTTTTGCCGTGTTTGTCGACAAACTGGAACAGTAACAGAGTGTTACCATTCAAGGAAAGAGCAAGATTCTTGATGAATCGGTTGCGAGCTTCGTTTCTTACAATGAAGTCTATCTCGGTTTGATAGTCAGATCCAGCCATAAGTTTTCTCACGTCTTCTGGATACTTGAGAACGATAGCCTTGATGCTGAAATCAGCAAGATGTTTTTGTTCAATCAGATCGGCAGTTGTTGTGATTTTACGAACCGCGCCAAACAAACCTTCGAGCACAAGCTTGTGGGTTTGAGTGCCGTCCAGAGTTCCGGTGAAACCGAATCTGTATTTACAACCAGTCATCTTGCCCATGATCGTTGATAAAGACTTGGCTTTGAACAGATGCGCCTCGTCGCCAATAACAACATCAAACTGATCGAACCATTTCTTCGGCTGTTTGTAGATTGACTGCCAGGTTGAAATGACGAAAGGTTTGTTAGATTCTTTTTCTTCGCCGGACATGATCTTATGAGTCATTCCCTTCGGTAGACCATAATCTTCAAAGTCCGAAGCCATCTGATGAACGAGAGATGTTGTTGGAACGATCACAAGAGTTTTAGATTGATACCAACAAGCCAGAAGGTAAATGATGAATGACTTACCAGAACCAGTCGGAGACAGTAGAACTCCTCTGCGTTTTCTTACTGCATGCACGAACGCATCAATCTGATAGTCTCTAGGCTGATGTTTTGGTTGTAGTTTCTCTATGAACTGTTTTGCTTCAATGAGAGAGAATTCTGTATCAGAGAACGGACCTTCGTATTCTATCTCGTAATGTCTGCTCTTACAGAACTGCTCTAGATGATGATTCAAGCCTGCGTAAAGCAATGAAACAAGCGGATTGAAGAGTCTAATCTTTCCGTCCCAGACTTTGTTTCTGAAAGATGGCATAAACTTAGCGCCAGGTACTTCAAACGTGAAATGGTCCGCTAACTCCATGGCTAACCCGGAGTCGCAGACTATCTTGTTGTATACTTCGTCGTAACGTGTCACTCTTATAATATCAGTCATCAACCACCCATTGTAAACTTCGTAAACTCAATAGCGTTCTTGATTATATAGCCTCTGGTTTGAAACGACTTGATGATAGACTCTAGGAATTCAATCTTCTCTTGCTGCATACCAATCTTCAGCGAAAGATCGATAATGTCTTGGTCGCCTTCCATGTATAGAGGAATATCAGCTTTCAGGATCAGCCCTCGCGCGGGCATGCGCCAGCCTTTTTCTTTTGTCTCTTCGGTTGGACCCTGAGTGTAAAACTCATGCTTCTCGAGCTTCAACTTCTTCATATCAGACTCGAGTTTTCTAAGGATCACTTTCTCGCCAACGTAGATAGTATAGTATTTGTGATGGAGCTTGGGAATCTTTAAGCTCTCATCAGCAAGTTCTGTTCTATCAATAACGCTGTCTTTTTCCCAAGAAGCAAAAACGTCTTCAAACTTCATCATTACACCTTGCTATATCAAAGCTTTATATTACTATAGAAGGTGACAAAAGTCAAGCAATAACTTTAGAAATTTCGTATTTTGTGTACTTGAAAGATGCCGAAGCTTCTACGTAAGCAACGTCTTCATTTGTTGTATTCATTTCGAACCCTGATAATCCGGTTGGGAAACAATCTTCAAAAACAATTTCGTAGTTGGGTCTTTTGGCGCTTGATAGAATAGTCAAAGAAATTTCCGACGTTGTAGATTCACCGGTGATTTTTGATTTTGCAACTAAATTCGCATACGCGCTGTAAGATTGTTGACCGACTGCTCTTATCCAGTTATCGATCTCGAGATAGTTTTGCATATCTTCATCAACTCTGAATGTGATAGAAAGATCCGCGAACTCCAAGTGATCACCAAACTGAGGAATGCGAATCAGAGGAGTTGGAATGTTAAATGCCGGTAATGTAAGCTCTGGCAGTGTAACTTTCTGCACGAAAAAATTGATAGTTGGCGCTCTCTTCATAATGAACTTGAAATTGAGAGGGCTCAAAAAATTCTTGTTTGTGGGCGTATTATCAACTGCTGACATATGGTTTGCCTATTCTGAATGTTTCAGTAGTTTCCATTCGTTATCACCTACTTTTCGGTGAATCTCGTGGTTTAGAATTTTACCTTGTTTTGTTATAGCTACAGTCATAGTATGTTTTTGAGCAGCGTTTGCCATCACAACATTTCTTACTGTAGATTTAGGATCGTCGCGTTTGTGAGGTCTGGCATAAATTTTGTGCTCGTGACTGTCAACATATGTTTTGTAATCGGGATGACTCGCAATAGATTTCATCTGACGTTTGTTAAAAATTTCACCAGGTGAAGAATAAGATTCGTTGATAAACTGTTTGAATGAAAGCATTGTCAATTCCCTTTCAAATATTTATATAAAAAAAAGGGGAGCCGAAGCTCCCCTTTCTAGTCTGCGGCTTGAAACCGTCTTGTTTATCCCCACCTTCAGTTGAGTGAGGTATAGTGAATCACATCAGGTTATTTACGATAACGCGACGATAGTAGAGGTTGGTGTTGAATGTAAGAGCACCTGAACCAACTGTTAGACCCTGGGCGAATGGATTTGCTACCATGCCATAACGAGTCTTGAAGCCGATCTTTGGCTGGAAGGTTGACTGGTCAACAGCGCGGACCATCTGCAGAGGAACGTATGGGCAGTAGAACAGACCAGCGTCGAAAGCAGAAGAACCCTTATAACCGATCGTGATATAGTTGCCACCGATTGCATATGGATCGATGTAAACCTTTAGACGACCATTAAGAACACCAGCAAAAGTATTGCCTGTGTCATCAACGTTGAGGTTGTTTGAGTTGAGGGCAGGAGCGTAGTCAAGAACACCAGCCATCTGTAGAGCCGAAGCAACGTCGGACGAGCAGATAACGATGTTACCCTTACCACGACGAGTTGTACGAGCGATAGCATTAGCTTCACGTTCCAGCTGGAACATCAGACCCTTGAACTTTTCAACTGACCAACGACCGTTTGAGTCGGTGTCGAGGTCGAAAATACCAGCAGTTGTAGTATTGTCCTGAGCGCCAGTTACAGCAGTGATATTGATCGTACGAACAACTTCACGGTTGATTTCGGCAAGGATTTCAGCTGAAAGGATGTTAGCAAGTTCTGTTTCAGCATCAAGACCATGAATAGCCTTCAGATCCTGAGCCAGTTCCATTGTGTACTCAGCCTTCAGGGCACGTGACTTCGCAGTAACAGTTACCTTCTCGATTGAGAAGCCCATCTGAGCGAATGCAGTGTTACCGTCAGTTCCGAGAACTTCAGCCTGAGCTGTCGACATACCTGAACCGGTGTTATATCCGTTAACGGCAGACATGATTGAAGTATTCGTGTCACCTGGGATTGTACCAACAAACTTCTGACCGAACGAGTTAGCACCTGAAGTTACAGATGTGAATGTTGAGTCAACTTCGTTGTAGAAAGTTTCGCCACCAGCTCTTGTGTTACCAATTGCAGATGTGTTACCAAGAGCAGCAGAGTTGCCGAACTTCGAACGCATTGCGAAGATAAGTCCTGTTGGACCTGTCATTGGCTGAGTACCAGCAATGTCATAAGCAATCAGGTTTGGCATCGCACGACGAACCAGTGAGATAAGTACTGGGTCGAATGTGTCGATTGGACCAGCGCCAGCAGTTGAGCTAGATGCGCCCATGCCGTTATATGCGCCGCCTGAAGTTGTTTCAGTAAGAGTTTGATATTGACCGTGAACGGCGGATTCGCGAAGAGCGCGCTCTGTGTTTTCTAGAACAACTGCAGTTACCGAACGACGGTGAGCGTCGCGGATTGATGGCAGTTCTGAGTGCTCTAGAATAGGAGCCCACTTCTTTTGGATTTCTTCCTGTAGAAACATTTTAGTTATTCCCTTTCTTTAGGTTTTTTTTATTTATAAAAGATTATTTCTTGACGGTTCTTGAGATTGCTTGTACGTACTTGTTAACCTGGGGATCAACAGATACGATCTTCTCGCCGATTTCGCCTTCGAACGTTTCTTCTTCAATATTCGAAGACTGAGGCTTCGTTGCTGGGAAATAGTTTTCCTTTACAACCGAAAGTTTCTTCTTGTAGACATCGAGGTCGCCGTCAAAGCTGACTCCCTCGGCGAGTGAAAGAAACTTTTCGGACTGAGTTAGAGTGAGACCTTCCGCGATTTCATCGACAGTTTCCTGTCTCGCCGATTCCAGAATAGCAACTTTTAGCTCAGCATTTTCATTGATTGTCTCATCTAGAGCAGCTTCTAGTCTTTCAACCTTAGCAGCTAGTTCTTCAACGACATTGATCTTTTCTTCTGGCATATCGATATAATGCTCAGCGAAAAGGTTCTTTAGACCACCAATGAATTCTTCCATGATTTCATTGCGTAGTGCCGATTCAATCGCCACTTCGTTTTCTTGCATCCAATTTTCAACAACGTAATCAAGGTATGTGTTTAGGTTATTTTCGACACCTTCAACGATAGAAGTAACTTCTTCTTCTAAGCGAGTTTCGTACTCTTCCTCAAGGCGCGTAATTTCAATCACAGCACGCGCATTAACTGCAGCTTCGAATAGAGTTGAAGCTTTATCTTTAAACTCTTCTGAAAGATTTTCACCATCAAACATTTCTTCAACGTCTTCTTTAACGTCAATTTTTGGCATAGCGTCACGAGTCTTCGGACCCTTACCAGTCTTCATATCGATACTTGATGCGTTAGAGTCAGCTGAAGCTCCAGCTGGTAGTGAGCTTGCTTCCTTACCGATAAGAGCCATGGCTTGTGTATACCACTTTGTCAAATCGTCCTTACGCATAGAATGCATTGCGCCGATTACTGAAGTAATAGCTTCAATCTTCGACTTTGGATCTGAACCCACTGAACGAGATCCTGCCTTCAGAGTTTCTGAGGCAATTGATTCGTCTAGAGTTTCAGTATTGATATCCGTATTTTCTTCAGGCATTAAAGGTCTCCCTTCCAATTTGTTTAGTTTATTTATAATAGCTTCGTTTTTGACGAGAGAGACTTTAGGAAGCTCTCATAGATACCGAACTTACCTTGCTCGATCTCATCCATACGCATTTTCTTCATTTCTTTACGCGTTTCGTGTAGTTTCTCTTGATACCAAGATTCTGTAGATGCATCATATACCCACTCAGCACCCTCCATAATACCCTTGACGAAAGCATTAGGAGCAGAAGGATCAGCTACAATATCAGCAGCTGTGGCAAGATGGAAATCATCCTGCACTTCCATAATGCCTTGTTTATTTGGCTTCAGAGAACCAAGACCACGAGAAGAAACTCCGAGATTTGCACCAGAATTCAACAGACCCTTAGCAATATTACCCATTGGCGTATCTGTAAGTCTAGCCTTACCAATGAAGTCCGAACCATCGCGCTTTAGTTCTGTAATCATATGAGAAACGCGATCAAGATTAATCTGAGGTCCAGCTGGGTGACCGAGCTCACCATAAGCTCTATTCTGACTGATATTGTTCTCGATGTATTTATTGACTGCGGTTTCTAAAACAGGCAGGCTGTAGATACGACCATTACGGTTTGGAGTATCAGCCTGCATGAAGATACCATGGATGTAATGGTCTTTAGAACCATCTTCCTTGGCTTCTGAGAGGTATTCGATCTCTTCGGTTAGTTCTGTGATAAGTTTCATTTTTATGCCTTAATTCTTGTACGCAACCGGGACTGCTACTAAAGTAGCAGCTGTGTTATTTGAAGTCAATATATCTGTTGCACTTTTTTGAACAATTAAAGTCTCACCACCAATAATGGACGTCGTCCATTTAGTAGTAGTATTAGTTGAATCTTTACAAGTGATCAAAGCTAAAGTAGTAATTGCAGAAGCGTGTGATATCTTAACTAATGTGTTATTACCATAAGAACTGAACGTTGTAGTGTTACAAATGGATTCTACACCGAGAGGTTTGATTATATTGCTCATACGTTTCTTCCTGTATTTACGTCAACCGAGTAACTCGGAAATGTGTTAGTTGGAGCGCCGGTCATACCAGAAAAATCTATACCACCTTCACGAGGAGCTTGTTCGTTTTCTTTGTCTTTTGAATGATCGCCGTAGACCATGTAATCATGAACTGCAGATACGTGATCTTTAGCAACTGCAATCTTTGCTTGCACCCACGGTTCAATGATCTGTTCGTCGCCAAGCTTCATAGCAAGATGAAGTGCTTTATTCGCAAGAGCACGCAGTTGTGTCTTTGCCATTTCAGCAGATTCATCACCATCTGAACCGCCAAGTAGAGGAACGGCTAGGTCTTCCTTTAATGATGCTTGATGTCGTCTGATTACATTATTAGCTACGTGTGCAGGTGTTGTATCATCGAGATCTGACGTTTTACTACCAGGTAGACTTGCACTGTATTTTGTGATGTCTTTACGACTTGCGACTACGCGAGAACCAGGCGTTTTTTTATCTTTATACGCCGAATAAGGGTGGATAGAAGTTAACTTTTCACCTTTATAATAAAGATCGTATGTCGGTTTGCCGTCAGGATGTGCAGTGGTTGATTTTTTACCAGTTTTGACCAGTTTGTAGTCTGGATGCAAATCTGTTGTTTCGACGATTTCGGTGGAGACAACTCCGTGTAAAGCTCCCGAATTAAAACCCTCTGTTTCTTCTCCGAGGTGCGGAGTTACAGTAAACTTATGGGTCTTTCCGAGAGTTCCGGTTCTAGCCTTTGATCTAACGTGAACTGTTTTACCATCGTTCTTTGTTACCATACCATAACCTTTATCGCCTGTGCCGTGCTGATAGAAGTCGGTGTGCATACCAACATCCATACCCTTCGCCATGTCTGGGTGCATCTTACCCTTGGCGCCATATTCGCGATGGTTTACTTCGTTGATTGGTTCAACTTCTTCGTTAGTCTTCTTTGACTTTTCTGGGTGCATGCTGTAATAAGCACCAAGAGCCATCTGCTTACGTTTTTCTTCAGACTTACCAGCGAACTTCGGATCTTTTGACTTTTGGAAATCCTTGATGATTTCTCCAGCTGAAGTCTTCTTTGTCAGAACTTCTTTCAGAGTCTTCTTTGTCTTAGAGCAATCAGCCATTTCGTGCACCGGACAATAAACACTTTCGGCTGTCATATTACATTTTGCAGCTTCATTTACGCTTTCTGAATCTTTGATATTTTTGCGACCATGTTTTGTTTCTTTAGCAAGAGCAGGTTTGATGTTCGTAGCCTGATATACATCGTCGCCGTTACCAACGCGATCTGAATGCTTCTCAGTCTTGTGTAGTTTTACGAATTCTTGTTCGTTCGGAGCCTTCGGAGCGTAATCAACACCAGGATCTTTGCCAGTTGATCCCGGTACGACCTTGGAGGCTTTTACGCCGTTTAGGATATTTTTAAGCGTCTTCGCCATCTTCCTGGTCCTCTACTTCTTCTGTTTCGAAATCTTCTTCAGTTTCATCGGAACGGTTTCCGAACATGTTCATCGCGATTTCTTGTTTCTTACCTTCAATCGCCGAAGCAACTCTATCCTGAAGAATAGCCTTGAAAGCGTCTTCGAAATCGATAGGCTTCTGATTAGAACTGAACTTGATAAGATCTGCTACCCGAGCTTCAATTTCCGTCATGTCTATAATCCTTATTTATTTCTTGCCAAAATTTGCACTGCTGACCTATATTTAGATTCGTCCTGTATAGAACGTTTATCTTTTTTTCCTAAAAGATCAACTGTTGCTTCGGCTTCTCTGATTTTTTTAGTTTGTGCATCATCTTCTGGGGGAGCTCCTGAATCTACACTGCCCTCCGGAGGTTGTTCGCCGTCGGTCGATGATGAATCAATCATTCCATCCATAGGAGAAGGAGGATTCCAACGAGGATCATCCTGCTCTTCATCAATCTGTTTGTCTTGTTCTTCAATATCGTCATCTGACTGCTGAAGAATGTTCTTGCGCGCCCACTCATGCGAGTAGTACTTACCAAGTAGACCACCCTGATCCATAGTCATCATGAGCTGAGCACGATTCTGAATCATTTCGGCATTCTTCAGCTCAGTGAAGTAGTTGTCCTTGGCGAAGTCGAATCCGATATCCGGAGCAATATTCTGCCAATCTTCAATTGACATAATACCTTTCAGAACCAACTGCTTTTCTAACAGTGAAGTGAACAGAGTGCTGAAACGACCGCGAAGTCTTGAGATGAACTTAGAGAACTTCAGTTCGTCTCTTGTAACTTCTGTTGCTCTACCAAGAGAGAACAGAGCATCAGAATTGAGACGGTTCACAGGCACGTTTAGAGTTTGATACATCTTTTTCTGGAAGTAAAGAACGTCATCCATTTGACCGAGGGTTTGACCACCTGGTAATGTAGTCACTTCCGTACCACGTCCGCCTTCTCTACGAGGCAGCCAGTAGTCTTCAAGCATTGTCATGAACTTTCTGTCGTCGCGAACTTCACCAGTTGCGCCGTCGTAAATCAAACGATTTTTGTGCTTGACCATAATGTCGCGAACATACTGCTCAGCTTTCATTTTAGGCAAGTTACCAACGTCGATGTACCAGATACGACGCTCGGGAGCGCGTGCGAGGCGGTAGATGACTAGAGCATCTTCAAGAGTACGAAGCTGATTGAGTGCTTTGATTGCTTTGTGAAGATATGAGAGAACCATTGTTCCCTGAGTATCAGACAATCCAGATGTAATATACACAACTGAGTCTTTAGCAATCTTCATACCAGTTGTAGAAGGACCAACTACCTTATTACCGTAGTTGAAACCCTTGTCATTGAAAATGAAGTATTCGTTCTGAACCTTGGGAACAACAGCCTCGTGACCGTCTCCACCAGGAACTTTTCTTTTTGCTACTTCACGAACTTTACGGATTTTTCTAGGATCAACGTATCTGACTTCCTTGATACCAGCGCTTACGTTCTTTTCGTCAATAACAACATGGTAATACAATCTACCATCGATGTACCAGCGACGAAAAATCTCGTATGATCTTGATTGGAAATCTAAGATGTTCAGAACGTTTTTAAATTCGTCCCGAATGGCTTTTTTAACCTTGTCTGTGACTTCAAGGTTGTCGAGAACGATACTGACGATATTTTGTTCATCTATTGAAATTGATTCGTTAACAATTTCATCTACAGCCGAATCAATTTCAGGCTGTAGAGACATTTCTCTGTATTTGGTTACTAACTCGGCTTCGGTTCTTACCGTTCCGTCTAGGTCAATATAAGTCCCATAAGCACCACCAGCAGCAACAATAACTGCTCCGTCATCTGCTTCTTTCGGAGCAAAAGACGGAGCTGTATCAACAGGAACTTTACGTTGGAATTCGAATCCGAATAGTTTCATTTATTTTATTTTTCCAAAAATGGAGAGGAGTAATCCCCTCTCCTTCACAATATATATTATTTTACGATCAGCCGCCAGGCTCGCCGGTGTCGATAGCAGCACCAGTTCCACCAAACTGAATCGGAATCCAATAATCGTAAGAGAATGTTACATCGAACGTCTGAATAGCGTTTGTGTTATCCCAGTCCAGAGCCATATTAGAAACGGTTGTCGGAAAAATACCAACAAACTGATAAGATCTAATAGCGGTGCCGTCCTTAGAGAACTGTGTTACATAAGCATCTGTATTCTTGTAACTGTTTGCCGCAAGAAGCTTTACGTTTCCGACAAACTGATTGATCTGATTTGACCAATCTTCAAACATATTTCTTACTAGATAATCTTCATCATTCATAACCGTGACGGACCAATCGGCGAAAGTACGATCGCCAGCCAACTTAATCTGACGACCAAAATACGGAACGTTTACTGGATCGATAGTTGCTGCCGGAACTTCGGAAGCGCGACAAGTAAAAACAAACTTATCGATTGTCGCTTGATCTTCGCCGATATTTGGATTGATCTGAACTTGAAAAAGGCTTGGTCTTGCGCCACCTAACGTAAGACCGCGACTTTTGAAGTCATTGATATTAAAAGCCATGTTCGTTACTCCTGTTTTTCTTTATTTATTAGAACTGACCGATGATTGTTGAGAACTGAACGCCAGTTCGAACAGCCACGAAATTCAGCTGAATAAAGTTGATTGAACGATTTGGCTTGATGTAAATATCACCCCAGAACTCATTGCGATCAATTCTTTCTGCTGTGTTATTTGTGGAGTCGCAAACAACCAGGAAGTCAGTTATACCACGACGAGCCTGAACGTCGCGCAGATAAGGAACGACTAGGTTTTTAAACTGCGATCTTGTAAATTCATCGTTGAACTCAAATAGAGAGAATCTTGAAGCATTGGAGATTGCTTTTTCGAGCGTGATGAATAGGCGACGAACATTGATACGATCGAATGCAGAAGGCTTCTTTGTTCCAGTCTTATCACCGAACAGAACTGTTCCCTGACCTGGGAATGTTACAATCGGATTGATCGAGTTTTTGTAAAGGAGATCTCTTTCGAGCTTTACTGGATTATAACGAAGCTTTACAATGTTTTTAATCTGACCGCGATTGAAACCGGCTGGAGAAAACCAAGCATCGTTTGTTGCTTCTGTTCTTGCTGCAAGACCAGCGATATCGCCGTTCAGAGGAACATAACGATAAACGTCGTTATAACGATCGTACATATACTTGTAACTTGAGTCGTAAACAGCGTATGTAGAATCAGAAAGAGCGCCAAACCAGTTAACAAGTGAATTAGCTTCTGCACCGACATTGTTTTTTACAAGATTGTCATCTGGAGAAATGAACGCGACACAGTCTTTACGAGCTTCGGCGATATTCTGAATCAGATAATTCGCAAGCTGAAAGTTATTTACAGTCTGACCATTTACAGTTGTAGAACCGCCAGTTGGTTTACCCTGCAACAGTAGAGCAATATCGACTGTCTCTGTAGATTTATAAAGATCATACGCAGAAGCAAGAATGTTTAGAGGGGCTGTTGATTCTGTATAACCATCAGTTCCACCAGCGAACGATAGAGACAGAGGAGACATGTTAGATGAATTTGCGATATTTAGAGCAACATTTGAAACAGCACCGGTACGATCGTTAGCCCACCATACGTAAACAGAACCATCGTTGATTACTGTTTTATAGTAAAGTGAAGCGCCTGCCTGAGACTTAGCATCTGTGGCGCGAGAAACGTTTTCAAAAACTTCTAGAACTGCATTAGGAATTCCAGTGAACATACCGTCTTGGTCAACAACCACTACGTGCATAGTATCAACGGCTGAAGTGTTACCGAAGTTTGTATTATAGTAAGAAGATACAGGAGCTCCATCGACTCTGTCGAAGAATTCCCAGTTTCTTGTTACGTTAATAACAGAAGTGTTACCGTTTGTTGTCGTATTAGCGACGTAATCAGTTGAAAGCTTATAACCGCCATCGAAACTTACAGAGAATGTTGATACCGAAGCGTTAGCAGTAACCGAACCAACAGAAGTAACTTTCAGATACTGAGTTCCGATAGAACTGTTTCCTACAGTTACAGCATCACCGACTATTAAACCATTCGCGATTGTATTTGCATAAGTGTTAGCTGCGCCAACAACGCCATCAGAAGTGAACGAGAAAGTACCTGTGTTCGAACCAATGCTTAAAGAGAAAGAACCAGTAATCGTGTTACTTGTTACGTTTCCAACAAGAGCGAGGTTTGAGCTGTATGCGTTAACGCTGTCGCAAACCGAGATCTTCAGCGATGTTCCAAGATAACCAGGATACTTTGCGATATAAACTGCATTTGAAGAAGTGTTACCATCACGAACGTTTAGATAATCATTTCTGTTCTTTACAACGTTAGCCGCTACGTTTGCTACGTTCGTATTTGCAATCGCGTTAAACGCGCCTTGAGCAGCATTTGAGCTAGTCGTATTGGCAGCACGAACTACGTAAAGAGAAGAACCGTAACCAAGAAAGTTAGCGGCAGTGAAAAAAGTCTCGTAGTTGTTTGATGTTGGTTTACCGAATGTGTTAACGAGAACGTTTTCATCGGTTACCAAAAATCTTTCGCCAACCGGACCCCAGCGAAAAATGCCGGCAACTGCACCGGTTGAAGTGGCTACGCCTGGAACAACTGTAGTAAGGTCGACCTCAGTTACGTTTACGCCAGGACTTATTTGATATGCCATTTGTTATCTCCTTTCGAAAGTATATAATAATCGAGCGTTTCAAACTTATTTATAAAAACCCATGTTCTGGCTCGTCGTTCATCCATCCTCTAATAGTCGGAGCCTCGACTATTTCAGCATGAGTCATACCATTATCAACAAATCCAAACGGAGTAAGATCCTGTGAAATTTCTTCATCTGTTTTTTCGCGGAGCCTCGCGAGTGTATTTATAGAAGTAAGCTCCTTGAAATACATCTGATCCGAAAGCCAAGCGAACAGAACCAACCCCATGACCATGTCATCGTGTTTACCAGACTCTGCTTCGTAGGACAATCCTTTTCTAGAAAAAGTAGAGAGTTCGCTAATAGTTTCAAAATCATTTATTACAAACTGATTTTGTTCGATGAGAAGCTTCAAGATTGAACAACCGACAGATTTTACTGATTTTGTTGTTCTGATACCTTTGTCGATATTACCGCCGAAACCTGAAGTGATTCTCTTGCCGCTTCTGCCAGCTGATTCTGTGAACAGAACGTTATCGTATTCAAAATCATAATGTAATGAATTTGCTACCTGACCACCCATGTTATTGATTTCAACAAGAACAACAGCGCTGTTATACGATTTGCAAACTCTGAAAACAATCTCAGCATAGTCAATTGGCGACACTAGATTGTTACGGTAAGTGCAGACCTGTTTGTAAGGCATAGAATGAACGTCTATTATACTGAATGCCGAGTAGTCTAAACCTTTGCCCTCTGAAACGTCGACGATACAGACGTAAGGGTGATCTTTCACAGGCTGTTCAAATAACTGCAATCCATCGTTTTTATGCATTGGTATTTGGTATACGAGCTCTTTTAGTTTCCAACCAGCGATAAGAGTACCAGAGCTACCTTGAAATTCTACACAGTACTCTTGATCGAACTTTTCTGTATCAAAATTCAATGCTGAAAGAGCGTCTTTTCTCCAGGCTTCATCTCTTCCTGGAACGTCATGCCACATTACTTTGATTGGCTTGTAGTTACTTTTACCTTCGGCTGCGTTCTGCCATATTTTGTAGAAATGATTCAGACCATTTGGAGTTGATACCAAAACGATCTTTGATTCTGTACCAGATGAAATAGTTGGGTAAACGGATGTAAAAAATTCGTCCCAGTTCTCTATGAACGCAGCTTCGTCGATAAACAATAGGTTGATAGAGTAACCACGAATGTTATTAGAAGAAGTAGCAGCTGCGATTACTCGGCTGTTGTTTTCTAACTCGAACGATCCTTTGTTCCATTCTTTTACTCCCTGTTGAAGCCACTTAGGAAGATATTGATACGCCAGCTGAATACGCCCAAGGATTTCACGTGCCGTATCGCCTTTATTTGCAAGTAGAGCGACGGTCTTATCGGCATGGAAAATAATATACCAAAGAATGAATCCGCAAGTTGTAGTCGACTTACCAGCCTGTCTAGCCGTCGCGATAACGGTGTATCTTTCTTCCGCCATCGTTCTGAGCATTTGTTCTTGATACGGATAAGGAACGAAGTTAACTAGACCACGATCGATGTTAATGATCTTCATGTAAGTTGTAACGAAGTACACAACATCGTTTTTACATTTCATGTATTCTTGAACTAAATCCGGAGACCAGTTTACAGAAACTCCGCTGCGTTTTAGATTTGGATTACCAAGGTAACTTTTGAAGTTGTTAATCTCATTCACTTTTTCATGCCCTCAATCATCTTTTGTAGTTCTGAGGTTGAACCTACGAACAGATTGTTCGTCACGTGTTTTTTCGCTTCTTCGTCCTGAGGAACGTCTGCCTTGTCAATTGTTCTGATTTGTTGCTGTATGTCAAGCAACTGTTTAGATGCGTTGGTTACAGTGTCCATGAGTTTAGCGAGGACCTCGAACGCTCTGGGATTTTGTGACTGATCTGCGATTGTTGCAAGCTTTGCAATAGCGTCAGTACCATTTTCTATAACCTCGCGAACGTTCGCGCGCGCGAAAGTGAAGTCTTCTTTGGCAGAATCATTCTTTGCTGTGTTAACAATAGTAGAAATTGATTTACTATAGTCTGGCGGAACGATTGGTCCCAAATTCAATGCCCTATCGATTGGGCTTTCATCATCATTATTGTCCATAGTCCCGTTCCGTGATGTTAGTTACGTAGCCATAATCATCAGTTGCAACAATATTAGCAACTGGTATCGAAAGGCTAGAGTTAGAGGTTGGTTTACCGTTCGCAGTCAATCCTGGCTGAACCTGGATGTATGATACAACCGGATTCGATGTATTGGCGACAATATCGTCTTTTACAACAAAGAATTCTGTGTTGGCGAATTTGATAACTTTTGTTTTCTTGACCGGTCCATACAGATAACCCTTCAACGTAAAATCTAGATTCCAAACCATCGATCTGCGTTCTTTGAAATCGCCTTCGTATACGTCTTCAAGATTAACTCTATTCAGAACGACCGGTATGTCCATGGTCACATTCATCTCAGGAATAAGATGAACAGTAGTTGTCCAGTCTGGTGTGAAGTAAGGTAGAATCTGCTCTACGATTTTGTTACCATCTTCGGCATTCTTTACAAGGATGCTAAGCTGGAAGTTGATGTTGTAGGGAACCGGCATGTACTGATATTTGTTCTTCGACTTATCATCCGGGTCTACTACTGCAATGCGGTTGATCGTTTGGAGTTTTCTAGAACCATCATAGTCGAAACCAGTCATTTCGAACGCCATCATCGGCAATGGATACGTTGCTGTTGGGCGATCAATATTCGGATCCTGGACTACACGAGTTAGCATTTTGTCTTTTGGTCCGTATGTAATCGGAACTCTTTCAACAAGAGTCACGTTACCATTTTTATCTGTTCTGCTGATGTAGATACCGTTGAACAAAGTCCCAAACAGAATGATGTATTTGCGTATTGTTGAGAAGTAGAATGGAGTTGATGAGAACATCACAGATTTCCTTCTGAGAAAGGATCTTTTTCGGTAAAGTCGATGAAATCATCTGATCCTAGTGGGAAGTTATCAGTTCCATACTGAATCGTATCGTTTTCGGATGCTGGATTGATAGTTTCGGGTTTGTAACCCTCTACAACCAGATAGTTACTATTTTCGTCGGTCAGATTGACACCCTCTTCATCCATAATAGCGTAATCAAGAATGTTGATGGAGTAGTTTTTCTGAATGGAGTCGATCTCATCAACTCCAGTGTTGAACTGTTCGTTACTGTATTCGAAGAGCTCGCAAGTCAGTTCCCAAGTCTGCAAAGCACCGAACTGATAGAACATCTCAAACTTATTGACGAACTTGATCTGGAAACATTTGCGATTCAGTGGGAAGTAAATCAGATCGCCTTCGTTCGGTCTTACCTGATCAGTTACAATAGCAACTTCCTGGTTGAACGTTCTCTGGGCAATGCTGAATACAACCTGATCACGAATCTGCAAGCCGAACTTAGACATGAAGTTACCATCGCCAGTAAACCCATCAACCGATTTGATGTAGAGCTCTACCATGATAGCATGATTGTATTGTGATGAATCGTCTTCGCCGATGAGCTTATCGTAGTTTGTAATAACACGGGGAATGTATAGCATATCTTCTCCGTAAATACGGATAGCTTCGATGATCAGATCCTCGTAAAGGCTCTGTTCGCCTGTAGATGAGAAGTTATTGAAAGTAAAAGTTAGTCGCCATTGACAATTCCCTCCTTTTTCTTAGCCCAAGCGGCTTTAGATCTTATAGATTGCAATTCTCTATAGTTTTCGGGTCTTCTTGACGCGCTAATTTTACCTGCTTTAGAAGCAATTTCTTTAGTGTTGGGATTAACAAGTTTAGATTCGCTCATTTTCTTTTTTGATATATCCGTATGTTTACTACCTATTCTGGAAGCAATAACGGCTGCAGCATGTTCAGGAGAATTTTTCGAAGCTTTTCTACCTGCTCGTAATGCCGCAATATGTTCTGGCGTTCTTTTTCTTTTTTTTCCTGCAATACTCATATTGATTTTATGTTCTTCTGATATGGAATCTTTGGTCCAACCGTCAAAATAAAAACCGTCATTGTTATGCCTGTTGTAAAATCCCTCGTTTAGTTTAGCGTCAACAGATTGAAGAATTTTAGCTTCCAATTTTCTTATGTCCGCATGTTTTCCTCTAGCAACGATCTGTCTCGAGAAATCTTGAGGTCTGCGATTATACTCTTCCATCATGTATTTACTAGAACAAACGTAACCGTCATCCGTCGAACCTTTATGAGATCCGACATACAACTTGTTATTAACTTTATCGGTCCAACAGTACACGAAAGCTTCCATTAGGCTGCTCCAACAAAACCGAGAACGGTTTGTAGTAAAGGAACAGAAACGGCAAGACCGAATAAAATTCCGATCATATCTGTAACCGGGAGTGAATAACTGGTGATCATCTCGCGTTCTAGCTCTCCACGCTCACGTATGGCATCATCGTAGATTTTCTGACCATTGAACTGAATACCACCAGGAAGCTGCATTCCAATGAACTTAGAAAGATTTGCGCCCCACTGCTGTTTGATCAAGCAAGTAGCATAGCGAAGAAGCCAACGATCTTTCCATACGTCGGGAAATAATGCCGGATCGACAATCTGATAAGCTTCTACAATGATGTAGTCTCCGGTGTTTACGATGTTCCAGTCCATATCAATGTAAAGGCGATTGATGTTTCTGTTATAACGAATAGGCTGCTGACCGACGAGCATCTGTTCTAGGAACTGAACGTGAGTCAGCGCCATGTAGTAAGGAACCATTGATACAGAAGTAAGAGTGTAAAGATCGTTCAGAGCGATCTGATAACGAATGTTGAACAGGTTGTTGGTGTTCAATGCTTGACCGATCGGAAACAGATTGACAGCACCAATGATGTTCTCGGGCATAGTGATGTATCTGTTTGTCTTGTCAGTATCCGTGATCTGATATTTGTAGAAAGTTCTTTCGGATCCATCGAAGTGATAATCCCAGTAATACTTTAATGCTTCATCAATACGATCATCAACTTGATCATCATCCACATTGATTTCGATTACGGGTTTACCAAGAGTTCTTAGGCAATACTCTTTAAACTGATCTTTTGTTGTAGGTGTTGCCATAAGAATTATCCTTGTTATTTAAAGATACAACTATTTATAATCAATCAGATATCGAACTCATAACGATAAGCAACCGGTTCAATACCAAGCTTTTTATACATATCAATTGTTGATTGAACTGTTAACATCACATTATCTGTTATACGTTTCACGCCTTGTTCTTTTAATTCTTTGTATGCCATTTCGCGCGTTATAACACGTAGACCCCTTTTTCTGTAATCTGGTTTAACATAAGTAAACAATGATTCGTAAAATTCGGGCGTTATAGGATAATAAACTCTTATTCCTACTGGAACATCATCAACTTTAATGAAGTAAAAAACTCCTTTTAACCTATTGATAGGAGGAGTCTCGCGAGCAAGAGAACCTAGCGCAATCAATTCCACCCAAGCGGCATCCCACATTTCTGTAAAAATTTTATTTTTTTCAAAATTTTGTTCATTAACGGTTCTTAGATCTAATTTTTCAAGCGTAATATTATCTGTCATTTGAACCTCCATTTACTTCTTTGCGACTGTTGGGATTGATTCTTCTCTAATTTGCGGTACTGATTGCTTAATGTTTCTAATCTGACCCCATAAATCTTGTCTATCTTCTGGTAGTTGATAATCATCATCAATAGCAGTAATCTTGTAAGGGAGTGCTCCTGTAGCGGTTTCTAATGCAATAGCAAAGAATGGAAGATGATCCGAGTAAGCTGCATCACAAGACAATTTAAAATATTCGCCTTCAAGAAACATACAAGAACCTTTACATACCTGTAATAGAGGACACCTGGCGCAATCATCTCTGAACTTCCAGTGCGTTGATGTATTCAACTTAACATTAGCTAATTGATTAACATGCCCAATTCTATGAGACTTGCCATTTGGAGCTTTCGAAACAGCCGTGACATTCTGACAAGTGAGCACATTGCCCTGAAGATCAACAGCCATGGTATCTTCTTGATCCATTCCACACTTTTGACCTAGAGTATCGGCTGATCTATAGTTACCCCAACTATTAAGCCATTCTTGAACTCTTTGTTTGACAATGATGAATCGATTAATATCATTATTACGAATCGCCATCAAAGTGGTCATTCTATGACCTACGTGTTCTTCATCACCTTGTGGCACATTTTTCTTACCACCCTCATCATATACATCGATGAATCCGCCTTCACCGATCATGAAATTGCTCTGTTGGTTTAAATTAAACAGATCCTCGAAAAATGTCTGAATACTAGCCCGATCCATGTTTTCGCGATGCACCATTGAATTGATGCTAATTCTACCTTCAGGAAGGAACCGATTGAACAGCTTAAATAGAATCTTTCTTTGGACCGGATCTTCGAACGGATCTGGACCTCTTACGTTCTGACCTGGACCATCGTGAGATACAGCCATACTAAAACCCATGTCATACAGCCAGTCGATGATCTCTTCTGTGATCAAAGAGCCGTTAGTAATGACCGAGAATCTTGTCTTTGGATATTTTTCTCGAAGACGCTCAGCCAACGGCTTCATGACTTTCCAGTAAACGAATGGTTCACCACCCCAAAATTCAATCTTCTCGGGCGGAATTTTAAGCCAAGTGTCCATGTTATCGATGAACTTATCCATCAACTTCGTATTGGAGTGATCGATGTTTGGAACGAATCTCTGCGAACAATATTCGCAAGAGTAGTTACAAGACAGACCCATCTGAATCTTCAGAAGCTTAATGTCTGATTTACTGCCTGGGGTGTCGACCGAGATAGCCTTTACGATATTATTCGACTTTTGCGACCAGACTGGCTTAATATTAACCAGTTTATTTTTGTTATCAAAAATCTCGGAAGTCATGTTATCATAGATGTAACTTACCTGATCAATTCTTTCAATACCGGTATCGTTGTAAACTGGCTTCGTGCAGTTAAGTAAAAACCTCATTATATAATCCTTTTCATTAAATTATTTACCACATTGACAATCACAATTACAATTACAATTGTTTTGAACACATTGTGAAGCATTGCAATTATAGGGACCACAATTTCCATCATTACAATTATTCTGTAACGCATAACCACCGCAATTGATACAATTAACATTTCCTGCATAAACACAATTTTGACAATTTTGTGGGTAATCGTAGCAATTGCAGTTGAAAGTACAATTGCCGTTGTTACAGTTGCCTTCGTTGGTCTTGTTGATATAAGCTTTACCGTAATAGTTACTCATGGCATAAGATTGTTGACCAGGTCTGGTGTTATTATAAACATAAGCCATATCGATGATTGTACCACTGGCACCACCGCCATTGATTTCAACGTGAATATCATTTAAGCTTAAAGGACCACTGCCCGGTAACGTCATGTTAAATTCTCTTTTCTAGTTCTTCAACTTTAGCGGAAAGCTCTTTGATGGCTTCAATTAACAACGGCACAATCTTTTCATACTGAACTGTTTTATAGTTTTCACCTGATTTAGAGACATATGTTGTACCCTCATCTATATATTCTCTGTCAAATGGAGCCATCTGCACTGCTTCAGGAAGAACTGCTTCGATTTCATGAGCAATAACGCCAACTTGTTTGCTTTGATCTTTATAACCAAGACTTGCGGCAATATCATTGCTATTGAATGTCACACCACGAATTGCTTTGACTTTATTCAAAGCATCTGGTATTAGAGTGATATTGGTTTTTAATCTTATATCAGAGTAATAAGCAATAATATTGCCTGAAGTATGGGTTTCACCGGATGTATATGTTGATTGATTTAAAACAATGTGGGCACCATCCCAATACATACCTACGGCGCCATCATTACGCATATAATAT